ATCTTATAATGGTTGTAATGACTACCCCCGATTTGTTTTTTTAATGATTTCATTGTACTAACCCTCCTGAAAAATACATCTTTCGTTCCGGACGTTTTTGTCTTTCAATATATTTTTCTATAATAATTTTGCAATCTTCAACTCTAATGTTACTTTTCCTATCGTTAAAATCCCAACGACAAAAAACAATATTATTTTTTGTGTAACCAACATCAGAGTCAAACCTATCAATAGACAATAAATCTGGTGGTGCTGAATGTTTTTTCTTTGCTCCTTTAACAGCAAGTTTTCTAACTATGCGAAAAGGTTTACCTGTATAATAACAATTCCAACCATATTTTTTCTTATGCTCTTCCCATAACTCAAAAAACTCTTCACGTGTTATATCGTTTTTTAATGACTGCAGTTTTCCCTTTCCCCTTTTTTTAAGGTCATTCCATTTTGAAATTAAAAAACCATTTTCAGTATTTAAATACTTAATGTTTTGTTCTCTACGGTCCTCTTTGTTTTTGTAAGGCATTAAAGTATATAGGCCCTTTCGTAGTTTCTTGGTTCTAAAATATGTAGTTCTTGTTTTGCTCTTGTAACAGCAACGTAAAACAATCTATGTAACTCATCTGGATCGACGTCATTGTTGTCTACAGCTGTTTTAGTTATGTCTGGTAAAACTAAAACATTATCTGCCTCACCACCTTTAGCTCCGTGTATTGTTGACATTGTTATACGTGGTGTCTTTGTAATCTTTTCACTATTGGCTAACATATTTCTTATGTAGTTTTCTCTGTACGTATCTAAACCTGCAAAAGCTTTGTACCAAACATCTCTAGTTTGTAATCCATGTTCCGCGACGCACTGTTCACTAGTATATCTAAAATCTGAATGAAAAGTTTTACCTTTTTTATATCCCTTTGCTACGTTGTCACCTAGATACGAATACAAATTCTTTAACTGTAATAAATTTAGTTCCTGTTCTGATTCTCTCCACGCCTCCCAGTTTTGAATAGCCATAAGTAAATCTACAGGTATAGAGTTTCTACCTTTATGTGAGAAATACCATCCTTGCAGTTCACATAAGTCTTTAATATCATCTAAAAAATAATTTGCAGACGCCAGCACTAGCCACTCGCCTTCGCTCATGTCCACTTGTGTGATGTCTGAATACCTATTCAATTTACCTGTAGTAGATTTAGGTTTGTATTCTTTATCATACCTGTTCTCTACTCTTTGTATTATGCTTTGTGATAGCTCATGTATAGGTCCACCAGGAATACGATAGGATTGATCTAGAACTGTGATATCGTCAACTTCGTCCCTGAGCGCGATGAAATGATCCACATCGGCGCCTGCCCATCTGAATATAGCCTGGTCATCATCACCTGCGATGTAAGTCTTATCAGCTCTGCTCCAGAGGGCTCGTACCATTTTCCATTGGAGAGGAGATAAATCTTGGGCCTCGTCAATGAAGAGGACAGTAAACCCTGGAGCCACATCTTCGACAATAAACCTGTGTAACATATCTCCATAGTCTATAAGACCTTTTTCTTTTTTATACCTAGTTAATTCTCTATCTAAAAGATACAGCGTATCTCTTTCTATATCAAGGTAATGTGTGTTCTCGTCATACACATCCATTAAATCTCTGTCAGTTGCTCTAGCTTTTTCTATAAGTTGTAGATACTCATTATCAGATGTAAACGTGCCGTCTTCTTCACTGTTGTATACCTTCTTTATTGTAATAGGTATGCCACACTTACTGCCAAAATCTTTATAGTCAGCTGACTGCATGACTCTAGACTTACTGAGACCTAGCGCACCAAACGCCAGTGAATGTAATGTTCTAAAATATGGAAAGTCTTTTTCATCTAGACCAAACTTTTCTACTGCTCTTTGTTTTGCTTCGTTAGCTGCTTTCTTTGTAAAAGAAAAATAACCAATTCTTTTAGTATCAACACCAGACTTGATAAACTCATCTACTAAATCTAATAGTGTAGTTGTTTTACCTGTACCTGGTGGTCCTAAAATAATTGTTTTCATTTATCTACGTTCCCATGATAGACAATTACAACCGCTGTACAGTTAGGACATGATAAGTTTGTCATGATCATATGTTGCTCTTCATCGTTGTCTTCCCACTCAGTGTCGTGGTCACCACCCCATATTAATTCGTGATTGCAGCTCCAACACTTCATTAGAAAGGTGTCTCCGTATATTTCTCTTGAGTTACATCTACGTCATACTTTGTCATAGCTTTTATCTTAACAACCCTAGGAGTTTGATTCTTTAGTTTCATTCTTATTTCATCTACAAAAGAATCTAATTGTTTAATTAAATTACCTGTCTTAATCTTATCAACTTCCCAGTTGTTTCTTTTTGCAAAACTAAAGAAGTCATCCATTCTAAAATGTGTAAACCCTTCTTCATCGGTCCACGCTGATTTATTCAGTATGTCTTCTTTCTTTCTCGCTTGTGATCTGTGAATTGTAAAGTCATACAATAAGTTTTCTAACTGCTCGTTATGCTTCAATGATTCTAGTGGTTCTATTTCTTCCAAACTATTCATCAATGCTTTTAAATATATCTCTCTCCAATCTTTTGCCTTAGGTATCGGAGATACAATGTTTGCTTGATCTAATACTGCTATTGCAAACAAATTAGGATTGTGCAACTGCTCTGTCTTAAGTTCTATTCTTTTACCTGCCACATTTAAAAACCATTGTGGTGGATTAGAGTTTATCTTTGTTAGTGTATCCATCTCTGGCATTTGCTCTTCTTCAAAACCTACACCAAACTTTTTAGTTCTACATTTTGCAGGATTACATACTCCACATATCGGTTGGTCTTTACACCTGTACTTGTCATAGCCACGTTTACCAACAGAAGCCATCAATGCTTTTACTTCCTGGAAACCTAATGGAGGATTCATCCATTTAGAATTATCCTCTAAAACTTTATCTTCCCAGTTATCCGGGTTAGCTTGTTTATGATATACAGCTACGTTAAACAATGCATTATTACGCGATCCTTCACCAAAACCTTCATCAGCTAATGTGTTTAAACAAGGTGGACCATCCTTAAAAGCTTCGTTAGTTTCTAACTTCTGCTTTACAACTATTGACTGTACTTCTTCTTTAGTTTGTGACCACTCGTCGTATATAGAATAGAACTCTTCTAAAGTAGCTGCTTCACCACCTGCTTTAAAAGTATATCTAAGTCCTTCTATGTCTCCATGATATGGTAAGTTTAAAAAGTTTCCTGTATCTCCACGCTCCACGAGTATCTCTGTCTGTTTAGGAAATATCTCACTACCTCCAAAACCTAACGCATCAGACATAGCTTTTAGTTTTGATTGCATCAACGATGCAGATATAAATTCTTTTGTAAATAGAAACAAATGTGCGCCACCAGACTTAGACCTAAATGTGACTAAAGGAAAACCTAATCCTTTTATATTTCTCATGATAGCCATGTGGTCGAGATTGTATTGATCAACATCAATACAACCCCAACGACATTCATTGTTTTCGTTAATAGGTATTACACCTAGAGCAGGATCTTTCCCGTCTATGTGATCTTGCCAAAAATGATCTGGTATTGGTTCTCTTTTAATAAATGCTTTACCAACAGCTTTACCTTTGTCTGTTGTTTCACCTGATAATATTAATTGTCCGTAGGCACTATTATTGCCTTCAAATATATCCTTAAATTTTTGCATACTCTTTATTGTACTCTCTTTGATACTCTCTTACTTTGTCTCTATTTTTTTCTCTATACTCACGATAGTATTCGCGAGTCTTTCTTCGCTTATATTCTTTTCCCTCCGGACTGTCTAGAATTAAATTAATTCGCTCTTTCAGCCGTTTATTTTCTTTTCTTAACGTATCCATCGTCTTCTTACGATAGTAACGCATTTGATAAAATGATTCTCTGCTTCTTTTCATAATAAAAATATGTTCCGGGCAGGGGGAGGTGCCCGGAACATCATGGTTAATTAAAACGGTACTTCGTCTTCTGACTTAGTACTGTCATTACCATGCTTTGCCTTGACGTCTCCCGTAGACACACTCTCAGCAAAACTTTTTGCGGACTCATACAAAGCTTTGTTTTGTACAGGTCCAACCTTAGTTACATTCCAACCAAACCAAGTTCCTTTATCGTTCGATTGTTCTACTGTTTTAAGGTTATACACGTGACTGTAAGCCGCCGGTGTAAACAAACCATTTTTACCTTCTAGTTTGATACTAGCCATCATAGCATTCCAACTACGACTTACTTTAAGTTGCGTTGACTTCATAGAAATCAATGCTGTCTGCATATCTTCAGTCAATACAAAGTATGACGCTGTGTTCTCAAGATAGTTCCCATTGTCTAGTCTATCTTTATAACCTGCATCACGCTTAGCTTGCTTGATGATACCACTGTTGGCCGCATGGATTGCAACAGGAGCACTTGTGCCCTGTCCTCTATCTGACCACTCAACATACTCACGTTTATAATAACATGGAATTATGTTGATCCCCTTCTCACCATCATATGTCTGCTTAGTCACGGTATTGAATATCATACCTGGCTCTGCGCCTTCTACATACTTGGCATCCCGTTTGTTTGTCTCGGGTGACAGTTGTCCTAACACACGTAAGAATGGTAATGCATAATCTTCCGCACCCATTTCTCCTATCGCTGTGTTAGCGTCTTGTTCGAACATGCTCGCTAGAGCTACGTCCGTCTTCTTTTTTTCTGCTACTTGGTTCATGGTTCTTTTCTCCTTATTCATGATTTCCGGCTAATTTTAGTTTGATCCTTCACAAAAGTGTGAAAGAAATCAGAGGGCATATCGAGGCCGGCCTCGATACGCTCCCTGTAGAGTGCTTTCAAAGTCATAGGTTCTACCTTCTGCTTCTGCGAAGGTTCATAACCTTCTCGCACTGCAAGGCCGATTAGTTCATCTGCCTTGTTATCCTCGCCCTTCCCGAACTGTACAGAAACCTCATTTTTAATAAGATCACCCAGTTCGTTTTCACGAAGCCAGTTGTAAGCTAATTCCATTGCATCTTTTTTTACTGTGCAACTGTAGGATTTTTTTACTTCAACCCCACTACCATCAGCTAATTTCAAAGACGACAACCCTTGCTCTGCTAGCAAATTAGGTATCACCTCTGAAGAAATTTTATCGGCTGCTTCTTTTTTGTTTTTTATCTTTTCTTCTAGTTCAGCTATTTCATTTTCGAACGCCTGTAACTCTAAACAATAGTCAGCCAATGTTTGAATATCTGTTCTTTCTATTAAATTTTGTTGATCATCTTCCAGATCATCTAATGTAAGTGTGCTCACTCTATTTCTCCTTTATTATATATGTCTATTCTTAGGGGATAATATCTTCTCTCTTGTCTATCCCATTTCAAGAGATTAAATTGTCCTTGCGTAATGTCACTAACAATAGCAGTAGACAATCCAATAATTGAAGGATCACCCGTACATAAAATATAATCATCGGGCTTAAAGTCCTGTAAATTTTTTCTCATCTTTCTAATAAAAGGTGCTGTGCTGTAAAGCATATTATCTGTTGATGGTAAACAAATTACTAAATATCCAAAATCAGATGCACTTAAAATATTTATTTGTGGTGCAGGATGTTGCAATACATATACAAAAGTTTCTTTAGGATTCTCTTTGTAAAAAGCTAAAAATTCTGCAAGCGAACGTGGTTTATATAGTTCAAAAATTCTGTGTTTCATTATTTATACTTTCTTTATTGACAATAAAGTAATCATATCTATATTAATGTCAAGAAAGAATAATAAATTATTTTATGATAGAACAATATAGGTATAAGACTAAGCCTTATGCTCATCAATTGACGGCTCTAAAAAAGTCTTGGGCGCAGAAAACCTACGCTTTATTTATGGAAATGGGTACAGGTAAATCCAAGGTCCTCGTTGATAATATAGCTATGCTGTATGATAATGGCGCTATTAGGGCTGCTTTAATAGTTGCTCCTAAGGGTGTGTACAAGAACTGGAATGATATAGAGTTCCCGGTTCACCTACCAGAGCATGTAGATCATACAAAAGTATTGTGGGAAGCAACCATAACTAAGAAAAAACAGGCTGAGCTAGATACATTATTTGATGGTAAAGAAGAACTTAAGATATTGATAATGAACGTAGAAGCTTTTTCTACAAAGAAAGGTCTGGACTTTGCACATTCTTTCCTTAACATATTTCTTGGAAGAGCTTTGATTGGGATCGATGAATCTACGACGATCAAGAGTCCGACAGCAAAGCGAACAAAAAACATTTTAACTCTAGGGAATCTCGCGAAGTACCGTAGAATATTGACAGGCTCT